TTTTCTTTTTTGATGCTCCTTTAAAATCATTCAGTACTAAAATTCCATTCTTTGCAAATATACAGTCATATCTGCCTTTATACATATATTGATTATTGTATACGTTTTCTTCTCTTGATACTATATCGAATTGTTTTAGATACTCTTGTAATTGCTTATGCGGTATGTCAATGCCATTTACATAATCTTCGATGAATGTGTCGTACATCTTTCCCCTTTCCAATGCCTCGTTGCTAATCCTTTCAGCTTCTGCATATCCAATCTTCATTCTCCATTTCTCAAGCATATCAATATCTGACTGCGGTTTAGTTTTCGCCAATATGCGTGTAACAGATGGATATTGATTTTTATCTATCATTTTTTGAAATATTGCTTTTTGTATTTCTCATTACCGTATAAAGTTACGGCATCATCTTGATTAATATCTAATCTTTTCATAGCTGCCGCCCTTTCATTATCTGGTAGCTGCCTTCCTTTAAAATCGCCCTTATGTGCAATCTTGCATAGCCATCTGTAAGATATGCCTGTCAATGGGTTTGCATCTATATCTGCTATGCTATCCTTTGCCCTGTCCTTATGTAGTGTGATATATCTATTAATGTTTTCTACTACAAACTTTTTTTCTTTGCCTGAGTATGTATCAACAATATAAGAAAGGTATTCTTTCCAACTTAACTCATCCGGCTTTTGTATGCCACCTACACCGTACAGTTCTGTGTTAGCATATCGCCAAGCGGTAGCAACCCCTTCAACTCTATTAAGCATTTTATGCCATAGGTCCGGGAAGCATTCGGCATATATCCATAATCCTCTTAATGGCTCTTCTCCAAAAGGTGGGCATACTCTTTGTGTTAGGAACTTATTACTTAGTTCTGTTTTATTGAATATGTCATATGTTTTATTATAATCAATATCCCATTCGTGTACAAGTTTCCAAACATCTTGGCTACTCCAATCGTATATCGGATGCGCTATTGAAAAATGACCATACCTTGAAATATAATTATCATTGACCTTTTGCGCTACTGCCTGAAATCTTCTTAGGCTTTCCTGCGTTCTTACACCTGTTACATCTACTGTTGTGCCTTTAGCTTTGTCAGCTCTAAACGATGTAAATTGTTGGAATGATAATCCTTTAACAAACTTAGGATGTTCCTTTATACAATTTTCTGGCATATCCCTAACCCATAAATCCTTTTTGTCTTTATCCCAAGTGTACCAATAAGGCTCTTCGTTTGATGAAGCGTTGCGGTGTTTAAACTCTAAACAAAACCAATTTAGTTTCACATCTGGATGTTGGCTTACCCTTTCTACATACTCGATAGTTGTAGGATGTATTGCCTCTTCATCGTAGAAGTTAGCAATTACCGGAAGTTTATTTTTCTCACGTGCTACCTTTATGGCTAAATTCAAAACAACTGTACTATCCTTGCCACCTGAGAAACCTATTTCGACATTATCAAAACTGTCATACAGGTATCGCATTCTGTCTAATGCAGCCTCTAATACATTGCTTTCTTGGTAATCTTTTTTTCTAATCTTACTCATTACTTTGTCATTATATCTTTTAGCTTATTTGCAGAAATGCCATTTACTATTGTACGATTAATCATTGGGTGAAACTCATCTTCAGGACCGAAGTCGCTATCTGGATGGAATGCTATTACATTCATAGGCGCATCAAATGTTTGAAAGGCGTGTTGTCCAATAGGATATATTTCGCCATCTAATCCTTTGTCTGTTTGTACACCATCCCAAGCTTTAATAACAAAAATCATTTCAGGCTCTAATGGCAGGTTACCAAATGGAGTAATACATTCTCCGTAACCAGATGCTACGATTCCTATTCTGTGTGTTGGGTGCGTGTGTTGTGTTTGATTAATCTCTTCAGGAAAATGCAAATGATTTAAACAAGGTTGCCCTTTTTTAACAGGAGAAATAAGTAAGCTATCTGTGCAGCCGTCAATATATTTTAATCTTCCTTTATCTTCTATCGGACCGCCAAATGTTGGGTAAGCTTTAAAATTAGATGTTTCATAATAGTTTTTGTTTAGCACCTCGATTAAAATGCAGCTACCTAAAACATTAGTAGAAAAATTAAATTCACCAGATAAACTAAAATACATATGACTATTTAATTCTATTGGAGAAAGCCATTTTCTATTTATTGTTACCTTACCGTTATAAACGTATCCATAATAAGAACAATCTTTATTTAGTTCTGCACCTACTCCATTAATGATATTGTAATATCTAATTGGGTATATGCTATTATTTGCATCATCAAATATCAAACCGCTATCTGATTTTCCAAAACTAATAAATGCGCTATTTTCTTTTCTCATTGTTTTATTTTTTATTTTGATAAATTCTAATTAATTCCATTATAGCCTCTTCAGTTTTTTCAAATAAAAATTCTCTTTTTAATTGATTTATAACGTCTAAAAGTATTAACTTATTTTCGTGTAGCATAACTATTTCAAATAAAGAATATCCTTCGTCTGTAATTTTTGGAGAAGTATCTTTAACTTCATCAATAGTATTATCAATAGATAACAATTCGTCGTTTAAATTATTATTCCATACATCTAAACCCCATTCGGTTAGTTCTTCTGCATCCCAATTATTAGCAAGGTCATCCCAATCCCATTCGCCATAGCCTACATTATCTTTAACTATAAACTCCTTTTGTTGCTGCTCGGTTAATTCACTTGCTTTTATAATAGGTATATCTTTAAGCCCTGCTTCTTTACAAGCCTTTAATCGCATATTGCCACCAAGCACAACCATATCATCATTAACAACAATAGGTCTAAGGTTAAGCATTTGTGGGAACTCAGTAATTGACTTTACGAGCTTTGCAAACTTGTCATCCTTAATTATTCTGGGATTGTTTGGGTTTGCTTTAACTGTGTTGATTGGTACGTTTTGTATCATAGTATTCCGTTTATAATATCGTTTGCTTCGTCTAAAGCATCCTCTTGATGTAAGTAATTATCTACATCTGATATATGTTTATTAATTAGTGTTTCTGCCATCGCATAAGTATAATGACCTATTGTAGTCATATCGTCACCATCAAAGCCTGTTTTGCATACTGCTACAAAGTAAGCTTTATGAGTGAGCAATAACCATAGTGCGTTTAACTTTCTCATCTGCCTTGTCCTTTATATGCTTTAGGTCTTGGGTTATGCTTATTATAGGACTTCTTTGCAGAACCTCTTTTGCGTTTACCAAAGTTTACCTTGCTATTATTCTCTTTAATCTTTGCCATATAGTTTGCTCCAATTTGTAGGTTGTGCTAAATCTTTAATCTTTGTATATCCTTTTTCTTTAAAAAAGCTATCCCATTCGTGTTGCTCCTTAATATTGATATGACCCCAAGACTCGTCAAAGCCCGGTACTCTTTGCGAAGTAGAACTAAACAAAATGTATTTAGGTTTTATATTTTTAAATAAAAAGTTTAATTCTTTGTCGGTCATATGCTCGGCTGTTTCTATAAAGTTCAGCAAGTCGGTAGTAATAGGCTTATCTACTATTTCAACATATGCTACATTCTGCTTCATATACTCACGATGTGACTCAAATATTTCAAAGGCTACAATGTGATACCCTGCTTGAAAGTAAGCATCGCTATAAACTCCCGTTCCTGCTCCATAATCTAATACTGACTTGATAGGAAGGTCTTTAATTTGCGCAACTGTATTACGAGCTAAGTCCTTAAATAACTCATTATGCATTCCTATTCCTGCTTTTAGTTCGTACTCTAAGAACTCCTGTTGTGTTATTAGCATCGGTAGTTTTGTTTATGTATATCTTTTAAAAACTCTTTATATTGTTTTTTGTCGCCAAAATCTATATGGCACTTTCTACAAAGTCCCATCAAGTTCTCGATTTTATCCTTTTCGTTACTGCCACCCATACCCCGTGCTTCAATGTGATGTACATCTACCGCTTGGCATCCACACACTTCGCAGGGAACAAAGTCCGTTGTTTTATACCCCATCCCCTGCAAATATATTTGTGTGTGTTTTTTCATACTTTCCCCATTAAATTTTCCGTTGGTTATTAATTAAAAAATTTAAGTATGAAATTATTTTTTATCTATTTTTTTTAGTTTGTTTATAGCCCACTCAACTCCACTCGTTCCACCCCAAGCATCCCACATTAAACCGCCACACCCTTCACTATATGGAACATCTTTATGTTGCTGATGTCTTTTAAACGATGCCATTCTTGCTATTGTATCCCTACTGATAGGTTCTCTATTAGCTAACTGCCTTGCCCTCGCTTTACCGGTAGCCTCACCGCAAGAGCCCCAACCATTTTTCTCAGCCCATTCAATAGCCCGTTTTGCGTTGTTAGTTGCTGACTCTGGGTAATCGGTATAACTTTCAGCAAAATTACCACCTGTTTCAACAAAATTACCACCTGCAAGGATAGCCTTCCATACCTGCATAGCTTTCTCTTCGGTGTCATATACGCAACCGCCGTTGCCTATTCTATATTTCCCATTTGGGCATTTACTTATTGGCATAGTTTACTATAAATATACTTTCGGTCTAAATTTATATTATCGAAGTTATAATTCTTTTGGCAGAAATCAAAAAGGTTCTGTCCGCTTTCCTTTCTCATATCTGCATCGCTTACTAAATCTCTTATATGTTTATACCAATCCTTTTGGCTTTTTACATAGTGTACCGGCATATCTAAGTAAGGATTGACAAAGCTAACTATTGCAGGGTTCTTTTTAGATGCCGTTTCTAATACCTTTAGATTTGACTTCATAGCATTAAACTTGCTATCTACCAAAGGAATTATAGAAATATCCGAATCAGTATAAGCACCCATATATTCCGTAACCCTTGCGTAATTGTATATAGTAGGGTTAAGTGTTAGCCCACAAGTAAACGCTGCTATCATTTTATCCCAAATAGGTTTCTCCCCGTCATTATATCCGGCTATTACTGTTCTTATATTCATACCTTGCAAACGCTTAAAAGGTTGCCTAAGTAAATCAATGTCTTTTTCGTGCGTTCCACTTCCGGACCAGAATAGCCTTACCTTATAATCTTCTGTCTTGTTGTCCATAAACTGCTCTTGCCCGTAAGGAAGTGCGTTTGGCAGTATGTGTACGTTCTTATTATATTTGCTTATTTCTGCTGCCAATCTTTCGTGTGTGCAGGTGCATAGGTCAGCTATCTGTATGTAACTAATAATTTGTTGCGGTATATTATTTAAAATGTAACGCTGATATAATAAATGGCTTGGGTCAAGTTCCCAATAATCATCATTATCTACAACCAATTTAAACCCGTACTTGGTTCGCCACGCATCCATTTTCGTTGCGTTTATTTCGTTTAGCATCCTATTCATTAGAACAATATCCCATCCCTGCTCTAATACTTCGTCATTAAGTACGTCTGTAATTAAGGCATAATCTTTTTTCAGGTGTACAATAGGCATCATTATCCTATGAAACCCAACACCACTATTTGCCGATGTAATACAAAGTATTCTCATTTGTTTTTAGGTTGTAAGTCATACCATTCATAAAGTCGTTTAACCATATCAAAAATACAATGGCTACACCATACGGTTAGAATAAAATCTGGGTTCATATACTTGCGGTAGATATGTTCGTACATTTTTAAGATGTCTAAATCTATGTTTCTAACATATCCATTCTGCACCATTTCGTAGTTAGGTCTATGCAGGTCCAAGTATTTGCTATGTTCTATTTCCATAAGTTCCACATTATTTTTGAAATCATTGGAGCAACTGCACCCGGTATAAATACAAACGCAATTACATCGGTACATATTGCAGGTAGTAAATATAAAACTAAACCTGTCCAAGCTGCTAAACAACTCGTGCAGCTAAATGGCTTGAAATCTAATTTCCACTTCCTATGAAATTGATGTATTTCTACAAAGAATATTGCAAAGCATATCGATGCTATAATTATCATTTTCGTAATTTTTTTTTAAGTTCTTTTTTTGTTAGCTTTAATACCCGATGTATTGTCATATAAGGTATTCCTGTAACCCTGCTTAATTCCTTTGCGTTGCAGTTGTGATTAATAGCGTATAGCTCTAATAGCTTACTACTAAACCAATGTAGATTAGAAAGCTCGTCTTGTACTTTATTAAGTAAATCTTCATCCCTATCGTGTATTTCAACTTCTGGATGTAATGGCTTTCTGTATAATTTATAAAATTGACTTGTTTTGCTTTGTGTCATATTAAGCATAGTCCTAACTAAGTAAAACCTTAATACGTTTCGGTTATACATATCGACTAACTTATCTTCTTCCATTTCGCATAGCACCTTAAATATTTCGCTGCGAAGGTCGTCTTGCAAGTCCTCTGGCTGCATCTTTGCAATAGCCTCTTTAAGTTCTTGGCTATTCCACAACTTTTCAATTATGCTATTGCGGTTCATATTCGGTTAATGAAAGTTTGCCATTGTCCTCAGTTGCTATGTAGCATAAACATTTAGATGCCTTTGCTAAGTTTAAGAATGCTATTTGATAACTACTTAACTTATCGCCTATTGCTTTTGTTTCGCAGTAAACGGCTACTCCTTGATTGGTAAACCCAACCACATCTGGAACTCCTTTAAGTCCAATAAATGTGCGACCTCTTACGGCAAGGTTATTATTTCGCCATACAAAAGCCCCGTTTTTATTTAAGGTCTTAATTGCTTCTTTGGTTAATTCGTTTGCCGTCATATTACAAAACTATATTAAGAAAATGAAACTTTGCCATTTTTAATTTGCAAATCGAAAAATAAAGCAACCGCTACGGCTCTGGCTTGGTTTTTTAGCCACTGCTCAGTCCATTCATCTCTGTATTGCTTTGCGCTGATTATGTCCATTCTATTTGCTTTGTAGGTTATAATCTCCATTAGTTTCTTTTTAGCTTCTGCTCCATCTTCTTTTGTCCACTTCTTTATGCCTGTAGCGTTTAGCTTTGTAAATACGGATAATGGATTAAACAACTTATCAAATGTTCTGTTTTCTAACAATTTATATTCCTGGTAACTGTAATCAATTATCTCTAAGTCAGTTAAGTGCGGTATTGCTTCTACTCGTTCTTGTGGCATCATCTTGCGTATTTCGTTTGCTTTTTTCTTGTACCTATCCATTACCTGACTAAAGTATGAAGGGCTAAAGTTTTGGTAGTGGTCTATAAAGTCATTGGCTACCATTTGTTTAAACGCTAATAAAACTTCGTTTATTGTAAAGTTTCCGTATTCGGTTCTTATCCAATCTTCTAAAACCGACATCTTAATTTTGTCAGGCATTACGTTTAAACCTACAAGCTGCATTATATAAATTAAGTTTTGGTTAAGCATTGTCTGGTTAATGCTTCTAATCCTTTCACCCGAGAAGGCGGTCATAATCTGCTGCTCCATAGGAAGTA